TTCTAGGTCTAAGTGGTTAGTAGGGTCATCTAATACAAGTACATTTGCATTTGAAAGCATTAGCTTACTAAGCATACATCTAACCTTTTGATATTTTAGAATTTCCGTTTAAAAGCATTCTAATTACTCATATCTTACTATATATTAACAGAAAAATCAATAATAAAAATAACGACTATTTCATTATGTAGAAAATTTTTTACTCATTATATTTATTAATATATATAAATTAGCATCTATGTAAACAAGTATTTGTAATGATTAGATTATATATGTAAGGTATATTCATACTAATTAAAATTAACATTTTAATGTAAATTAATCTAAATAAAAACTATCAGAGAAATCTACGCTTTTAGTATCCTCAACTAAATCACCTTTTAGATTTTCTCCATTTTCTCCAATAATTTTTCTAACTGAATCAGATTGAAATTTAGGCCATGACATACTTATAGAAATTTCATACTTTCCATTTACTAATGGTTCATCAAACCTAGAAAATTCTCCTGTTTCTGCATACCCATCTTTTATAGTTACCTCTGATTGTGCATTATAATTTTTTTCTCGACTTCCTTCATCTTTAAAAAGACTTACTATTAATACTGTATCATTTGGTAAATTTGTTTTGATTTTAATATTAGGCTTCATATCTTTATTTTCTACATTATAATTAATAAAGACATTTATTGGATTACTCTCATACTTTAAACTGTTTGAAGGTTTTTCTTCATTACTATCAGAATCATTTGTATCTAAATTTTCTTCTTGATTTAAACTTTCTTCTTGTTGCTGTGAAAAATCATATTCTTTTTCAAGTTGCTCCTGTTTTTGTATTGCTAATTCCTCTTTCTTTTTTTCGCTTTCATCATGTATAATGAACCCTACACCTGTAATTATTATGATAAAAAACAAAGTTATTGCACTTTTAAATTCCATACTATTCTCCCTCATTTATAAAAAACTTAAAAACTATTCCCCTATCATCTTTAAGAAATCATCCTCGGAAATTATTTGTATTCCAGTTCCTTCTTCATGATATTTATATGCTTTTTTCATTTTAGAACTCATTTTTCCACCTTTCAATACACGATAATCTTGTTCCCCTAATATAAGAAAATCAGTATCTTTTGTTACTCCATTACCTAAAACACCACCTACATCTAACACCATTTGACTAGCTTCTTTTCTGGCCATACTCTGTAATGTCCCTGTAAAAATTACTTTTTTCTCAAAAAATTCATTATCTTCATTAAATTTATCAGTTGTTGCTACAAGTTCTTTGGCAATATTTTTATATATTCTTTTTCTAGTACTAAATGGATTATATGTATTTGAAAGCAGTTTCCCAGTTTTCAATTTTAATTTTTCAAGTAAACTTTCTATATCTGTTACATCATGAGTATTTAAGATGTTTAATAAAATTTTAGCTGATACAATAGCATCTTCTTCAGCATTATGATGTCTAAACTCAATGTTAAATTTTTCTGCTAATGTATCTAATTTATAATTTAGTTCATTTATCCAAGTTTTTTCTGACAATTTATATGTACATATATAGTTTAAATTAGGATAATCAACATTAAATGCATCAAAACCACATCTTAAAACACTCATATCAAATGAAGCATTATGAGCTACAATTATTTTTTCTTTGAAATATGGATAAAGTTCATTCCAAGTTTCTACTATATTAGGTTTGTTTGAAACCATTTCTTCATCTATTCCATGTAGATATGTATTATATCCATCAAAATAAAAAGGCTCTGGTTTAATTAAATGCTCTCCTGTTTTAACTATTTCGCCATTTTCTACTATTGCATATCCAATAGAACATGCACTTGCTCTCTCTGAATTAGCTGTCTCAAAATCAATTGCGACAAAATTAGCTTTGTTAGTCATAATATTCCCCCCTAAAATAATATATTTAAATAAATTATAACATATTTTTCCATAATAAAGCTTACACAATTCTATTAACGTAAAATAGTCCTCTAGGAGGACTACTCTTTATTAAGCTCTTTTATTATTTTCTTTACAACTTCCCTTTCACTATCATTTAATCTTGCAAAAGTTAAAAATACATTTTTTAGGAAATTGTCATCACCTGAAAACATCTTACCCATCATACTTGCTAATTCAAAATCATCTGACCCTTTAAGCATTTCACCTTTACCATTTCGTAACCATTCCTCATTAACATTAAACTCATTACAAATTTGAACAATGAGCCTATCATTTATTTTTCTGTCTCCTTTTTCAATTCGAGAAATAGTTGGTGGAGTTAACATTAATCTATCTGCAAAAGCTTTTTGTGAAAGACCTAAATGTTCTCTTAATGTTTTTATATTTTCTTTCAAATTATCACCTCCTATATAAATTATATAATCATTAATTGCCTTAGTCAATATTCTATCTCTATAAAATTATTTTAGGCATTTTTATATTGACATAGGAAATAAAACATTTTAATATATAAATATATACCTTAGGTATTTTATCATTTCCTTAGGTAATAAAAAGGAGGTTTTATAAATGACAAACTTAAGTAAACAAGATAAAGATTTAATAGAAATGATAAATTCTTTTAAAAACATAGACCATTCAAAACAAAAGCTTATATGTGAGTTATCTAGTCGTATTTTAGGAAACAAATACATACAACTAGATGAAAAACACCTATTAGATGTCTTTAATGAATACGTTCAACAAGATAACTAAACAACTTTTCTCAATAAATTACATAAGTTAGAGGCTATTCTCATAAACCACTCTAACAAAATTAAATTATGTGAGGTGAATACATGAAAAAAATATATAGTATAGACTTGATGTATAAAGATGGAACATATAAAAGCTTTAATGTAATATCTTCAAAGGGAAAACTAGGATTTAAACAAGAAATATTAAGTACTTTAAGAAATAAAAAATATTATAATTTTGCTCTACTACTAGACAATAGAATTAGAAAAGGAACAATCTTAGATAATGAAATAGCTTATTTTAATATTAATTTTTCAAATCTATTCAATCAAAAAAGTAAGTAATTTAAGGAGGTAATTCAATGATATGTTTTATTAAAGATATAAACAATATAAGCCTTTATGATGCTTATAGATGGCATACTATAGGACTATCTTTTATTATTCGTGATGGTAAATTAAAAGGATTTACTAGTTAGGAGGTTTAAAATGAATCCTATGAAACAAATGGTAATGAAGGAGTTTAAAGATTTAAATAACAAGCTAGACAACATATTAATAGATAGTATAATTCCACAAATCACTGCATACTTTGAGGAGTTGGGAACTACTTCCTACAATAAAGTAATAAAAGATTCAAATGAAATAAAGGAAATGCTAAGGTGCAAATATAATAAAGATGAAATTGATACTAAAAGGAATAAAGTTGAAATACTATTATCTGAATTAATTGATTATATTGGTTATTACTTTACTCTAGGATTTATAGATAGTAAAGAGTTTCACATTATTCTAAATGACTGTATAGAATTAGTAACACCAGTAATGGATGAAATGATGCTTCTATCTGCTTCATGTAAAATATTTAATAATAAAGTAGGGCTACAAACATTCTTCAAGATGAAAAAAGCATTTAATGAGTTGCCTAAATTGATAAACCTAGCAATGTTTGAAATTATGGAGCCATATCTTTTTTATATTGAGGATGAAGTCATTAATTTATCATCTTTTATTTTTAAATATGAGCAAAAAATAAATCCATTAGACAAAATTCAAGAAATTAAAAATAACTATAAAATAGAAAATATATATAATTATAAAGAATTAAATAGAAAGCTTGAAAAATTAGGTTTTAAGTATGTTAGACAAACTGGTGACCATAGAATATTTAAAAATAATAATGGTAATTCCCTGTCTGTACCACAACATACTCTTGGTAAAGGCCTAAGTAGAAAAATACAGAAAGATGCTCAGAAACAAAATAAATTATAATATTAGGTAGGTGCTAATTATGGAAGATAGATTAATTGAAATGTTAATACATATAAGGAAATTTAACATGGAAGCTTACAAAGCAATAGTAAATATTGCTGAGGTTATCTATGAAATTGAAGGAGAAAAACACCATGAAAAATAATTTAAAAGATGAATTGATAGAAATAATAAAAAATATAAAAACTCAAAAAGGTGTTGCAATAATATATTCTTTTGCTAAATCATATACCAATGAGTGAAATTTTATTAAAAATCGCAATTCATAATGGTATAGTTGTTAAAATACTTTCCTTAAATTCCAAATCTAAAGGATTATTAAAAAATAATAAAATAGCTATATCAGATAAATTGAATTATCAAGAAACAAATTTTACATTAGCTCATGAACTATCACACTTTATATTACATAAGGGTAATACTTTAAATAATTCACTACATAAAGAGTATGAGAAACAGGCTAACGAATTAGCAATATTATTACTAAAACTTGATAATACACTATTCGCTTCCCTTTAAAAAGGGGGGCGAAATGTCCTTCTCTTTGCTTTACTTTTTAGAATACTGTAATAAACTTATCCACCTTGTAGATTATCATATAATTGCAAGCCTTTTGACTATAGTAATTTTAATATCACTTATAACAATCTTAACAAGTTAGTACGAATTTTATTTTAAGATTGATTTACTTAGTGCTTATCTGATAAGCAACATTATTTTTTTAATTCAAACTAAATAAATAATATAAAAATAGAATTGTGTTAATTTTTGTATTAATTAAAACAATTCAAGTCCTAAAAGTACATAAAAAACAGCATTTTAGTCTGAAAAAACAGGCAAATATGTCAATTCATGCTGTCCCAAAAAAGTCATTTTGATATATAGTCAAATGGAATAATTTTGGACAGCAAAATGACAAAAAGGAGGGATTTTATAGGTGAAAAAGCAATTTGTAGGTGATTTTTTTACATTAGAAAAGTTAACTCTATTCTCCATTAGTGGATAATTTTCAATAGGGACAATGGTCACTTTTGAATATAATCTATATCTTCGTACGAAAAGCGTACCGAGCATAAGTATTACTTGACCGACGTTTTTCGTTGTCTGAATTTGTTATCGTTCTGAAAGACAACTATTTTAGTTTTCCCTTTTAAAAGGTAAAACCTATTCATTCACATACTATCGTTTTCCAAATATTTTGGATGTCGTTATAACCAACTTCTAAACCCAAACTATCTGGGATAAGCATATCTTGCATAACTGAATTATAGAGGGTGTATCCAAAATGGGTGCACCTTAACCAACGTAAAAATTCGTTTGTTACTTTCCCAACTTGTTGAGAATATTGTTATTTGCAATATTGCATAATAAGCATTTTAGAATTTTGCATGTATTGCACAACAACCTACCTTCAATAGGTATACTCTCATATTATAGTTTAAATAACTTATATCTAACGTGTGCGTGTTAGACACACGTTGCAATTATACTTTCTCCCACAAGTGGTCTAAACATATTCAACGTGTCCGTTTCAAGGACAGGTATCTAAGTATTATAACTATTATTTAGAGTGTTAAATATTGCAACTCGTGAAATGCGAGTTTCTAAATAGAATATGTATTAAAATATTATCTAACTCAAAGCTGAATTTTCAGTCATCCTTCACACGGATACCTATGGCAAATAATTCTATTGTAATTAATTTAAAAATATGAAAATCGTACTTTTACTGACCACAAATTTATGGTGAGCTATTATTTAATTAAAAGTTAAGTCAATTAAAAAATAATGATACTACACATATTCAAACAAACTTACATCTGCTATAATTTTAATTGATAGGATAAAGGAGGTTATTAATGTCATATTTAAGAAAAAAAATAAATGGATTACCAGTTCCAAAGGAGTATAAAGTAAAAAGTTTATCTGATTATATAAAACTATTTTCAGATGGAAACTTTGATAACTGTATTTTTAGAGGTGAACCAACTAATTATGGAGACATAATTTCTTCTGCATTTAGAAACTATAGTAATACTTTCGTAAATCCAAAAAAGGAATATCCTTTTATTAAAATGAAAGAAGAATTTAAAAGAGAAATTTTTCATAAGATAAATCAAGATGAACGTATTAATTTTTTAGCATTTGCACAACATCATGGTATTCCAACTAATTTAGTGGATTTCACAAGGACACCTTTAGTTGCTTTATACTTTGCATGTCAACCTTATAAAAGTAATAATACTCATTTATTACAAGAAGACTTTGATGAGAATAAAGGATTTGTTCATATCCTAGAAAATAAGTTAATTGATATTACAGATGTAATTACTAAGAATGAGGATAAAAATATACTTAAACTTATTGCATCTAATGAGTATGATATTTTAGTTGATATATATGGATACTTTACTAAATATGAAACTGAACATCCACTAGAATTTTATGAATACTTCAAACAATTACATGATGACTATGTTTATTATTTTATAAATAATAGTATAGATACACAAAAAAAATCTAATTTTCCTGATTATAGTGAAGGAGATTATAAGTTCAAATTATTTGATATTTATGAATACATTGAATCAGATGATATCAAATTAATAAATAGTAAAATTGAAAAAGTATATGGAGGGTATACTTTAGGAATACTTGAATATTTCATACTTTTAAGAAAGTTTTTAAATAATATAGTAGATTACACTGAACCCATTTGGTGGTTAAATTGTATACCTAATTTTACATACTCTCCAATACTATCATTTGAAAGAGGAAGAAATCAACAAGGTCTTTTTATTTATCAGGCATTTCTATCTTTTACAGAAAAAGTTTATGATACACCTGTATTAGCCCAGCAGAGGATTTGGCCAGATAAGACTATTATTATAGAAAATAAAGAAAAAATATTAGCAGAACTAGATTTTATAGGAATAAATCAAAAATTTATCTATGGAGATTATGATAATATAGCAAATTACATAAAAAACAAATACAAATAGCAATGTGAGGTTATAAGTCAAGTTATAGGACTGTGGTTAGTTTTCTATAAGAAATAATTTAACCACAGTCTTTAATTTATATTATTGTACATTCATAGTTACAAGATATAACTTGCAAATCACTATTATTAGATAAATCTTTCCTTATTTTCTCTAATATTTCTTTTTTGGTTTTTTTCAAGACATTAAAAATTGAAGACATATTTAGTGGTTTTACATTTTCATCTTTATCTAAGAAAACTATTATTCCAAAAGCTCTTCTTATCCTTAATTCTATAATTTGTCTAATAATAGCAATAGAACAGGATGTTTCCATATCTACAAATGAATGTAATGATTGTTGCCCATACAAATTTTGTCTTAACACTTGATGTAAATTCATAAAATGTATTTTTTTGTTATTAGTTGTAAATTCATAGTTTTTATCAATATAAATTTAGATAAAAAAATAAATGGTGATAGACAATCATTTAGACTGTCTATCACCATTAAATTTATATTATGACTTAATATTTTCTACTATTTTTCTATATACTCTATTTTCTAAATCTCTACCAAACTTCTCTAAATCTTTCATAGTGTCCTTAGTTACATTCCCTTGAACAACAACCAGTGGAGCATTATAATTAACCTCTATTTGTTCACTTCTTTGATTATTATTAGTAGTATTACTAACACTCGTTATAGGAGATGGATTATATCTTTGTGATGAATAATCAACATTCAAAGATTGTAATGACATACCATAATCTGCTTTACTTATGGTCTCCATAATATTATTTAAATCTTTCATTTTTTCAACTGCTGTATCTAAATTCTTTATAAGCTCAGTCTTAATTAAATCACCTGTAATGCTTAACCCATCTCCATACTTATCTGTAAACTCTAACATAGTATCTTTTAGTTTACTAAAGCTTCCATCTATATTTTCAAATATACCTGAATCTAAAGCTTCCTTGACTAGTTTCTTTATGTTAATATCTGAAAACTTTTCCTCTAAATCTTTTATAGTTTTATCTGATTCATTCTCAAGCCTTTCACTTTCATTATCAAACATATTATTAACTTGGTCATCTATATGGTCTTGTACTAAGTCTTGAAGTTTTTTCTGTTCTTCTTTTAATTGTTTTTCTAAATCTTGAAGTTTCTTTTGACCACTTAGAGATGTATCTCTTTTAGCTATATCTATTTGTTTCTCTAGTTCACTTACTTTATCAGATTGTTCTTGGTAATCATTCTTATAATCTGCTTCTTTTCTAGCATCATTATAAGCTTTTTTCTCTTTATCTAATGCATCTGTTTTAACCTTTAACTCTTCTTCTATTACTTTTTTACGTTCTTCTAATTGCTTCTTATATACATCAGTAACCTTACCTTCTATATCTTTTATAGTATCCAGTTGTTTTCTGTATGAATCTTCAATTAGTTTTTCTTGTTCCTTATTTACATCCACAATAGAATTAGTTATACTAGCGATTTCTTTTTCAGCATCTGGAATCTTATGAATAAGTAATTCTAAATATGCATCAACTAGCTCTTTTGCTTCATCAAAGTTTTTATTTTCCTTTTTTAACTTTTGTAACTGTTGAATATAGTTTGAAATATCTCCATTATCTCTGAATTCAAATCCAAATTTTTGTAATTTACCTTTTAGTTCTCCTTGAACTTGTTTCATGTAATCAGTAGTTTCAGCCAACTCTTTTTTATACTTTTTAAGAAGTTCTATTTTTTTCTTTAATAATTCTTCCTTCTCATCCTCAGATGCATTTTGCATTTTAACATCAATTAGTTCTAATTCATTTTTAACTTGTTCAACATCTTTGGATATGGAAACCCATGTAGATTCTTTGTATAGTTTATCTTGTTCTTGTTTAAGTTTCTTTACTTCCTCAGTAGCATTATTAATTTCATTAGCTATTGATTGCCACTCTTCTTGACACTTTGGTAGGTCTGTAAATGTAACCTTAATATATTGTTCAAGAATCTTTTTAGTCTCTTCTAATGATTTCTTTTTCTTTTCAATTGACTTATCATCACCTGATTTACCATCTAATTCGATTAGCTTTTGTTGTATCTTTATTAAATTTTCTTCATAGTCTGTAATATTACCATCTGCATTAAAGTGAAAAGTATATTCTTTATTATTTCCAAGAAGTTGTTTAAGTCTACTTTGTTCTTGAGATAAATATCCCTCTTGCCTTTTTAGTAGTCTTTGTTGCTCTTTGTAAAGTTCGTTTTGTTCTTGAAGATATTTAATTTTATCATTATCAGATGCATTCTCCATTTTCTTACTTAATAATGATAATGAACTACTTACTTTATTAATTTGATTTTCTAATTCTTTTAATATTTCTATATCATATTTAAAAGATGCATCTATATTCAAGTTGATTGGTGTATCTATTGTCAATTTTCTACTATTATTTGACATAGTTGCTCTATTATTTCTAGATGTAATGTTTGGTTCATCCCGTATCTCGTTTATTGCCATTGGCTCTGGTGTAGCTCTTTGTATTGACTTATTATCTTTATCTGAATTATTATTTCCACCAGTAGTAGTATTTGTTACCTTGTTAGTACTAAATGTAGTAGTGAATGTTTTTCCTGCATAATTTGATTTAAATGACTCTATCTTCCTAATAAGTCCTGATATGTTCTTTGCAGCGATAGAAGTTAGTGCATCAAATTTAGTCTTAATAGTCTTACCACCATATTTATTATCATAACTTTTAACCTTGTTAATTAAGCCTGTTACATTCTTTGAGCCTTGAGCTGTCTCTGTTCTAAATACAAGTGTCTTTACTTTTAACTTAATAAAATCATTTACTCGTGTAATTAAACCACTTATATTTTTAGCTGCGATTTGAGTTTTAGCAACTATATTTAGTTCATATTTTCCTTGTCCAACTTTTTGGGCTTTTTCTGCTAATTGATTTAACTGTTCTGCTGTACCTTCTACTCCTTTTGTAGTTATTTCTGGTTCAGCTTTTTTCTCATTAACTTTATCAGCTTCTTTTCCAACAGCCTCTATTTCTTCTTTGCTTTTTTCTGCATTAGTAACCTGTACATCTGTTTTAACTGTCTTATTACCTTTATCAGTTTCTTTATTAGCCTCTTTTGCCTTATCTAATCCATCAATTTTAATATCATACTTTTGTGCAATTTCTGGATTTTCTTTTAAGTATTTAATTATATCATTATAAGTTTCGGCTTTATTAATTGCATCAGTATTTTCTAATATAAATTTTGTTTTATATTCAGTTGGTATTTTATCAAATATCTCTCCAACTAACTTTACTTTATCAGAGTTAATACTACCATTTTCAATAGCAATATTAATTTTAGCTGACACTTTATCTTTAGCAAATTTATTTTTTATTTGTTCGTTTACATCATTTGTTTTTACATTAGATGTATCAATCTCACCCTCTGTAATTTCTAAATCTTCTGTTACCTTTACTTTATTTTCTCCAAACAATCTATCTGCTTCAGCTTGAAGATTATCAAAATTAGGATTTTCTTGTTGTAGTTCAAACAATAAATCTGCTGTGAATTTTATAACCTCTTTTGAATTTGTTATATTTCCGTCTGAATCTTTTTTTATTAATCCATTAACAAAATTTCTTATATCTTCTGGTATATTTTGATTATTAGTAAAATCAATCACAGTTTGTACATCAACATCACTTACCCCTGTTATTTGTAAGCCTTCAATAGCTGAATTTAATTCATCATATTGTTTTTGTACTGCAACTGCTAGACCTTCACCAGATTCTAACTGTTGTCTAGTTCTATTAAATTTTTTTAAAAATACATCTGTTGAATCACTAGTTTTCAAGAATTCTTTATCTAATGTTGTTAATAACGATATCCAATCACTTGATTTTGTACCAGTTTTATCAGCAATAGTATTACTTAACTCTTGCATTTTTTTATTATAAGAACTTAGATTTCCATCTTTAGATAGTGAATCATTAGCATCTTCTATTTCTTTTTTAATATCTGATAAATTAATTTTTCCATCTGATGCTGATTTAAATAATTTATTCATAGCACTTTCTGCATTAGATAATTGCTCTTGTGTCTTTATACCACTAAAATCTAAAAAACCTTTTAATTCATCAAATTGTTTTTTAGCATCATTATTTTTACTGGATTTAAAAGTACTACTTGACTTAACTGTAGCAAATACACCTTCTTCAACCTCTTGAGCTACCTTCTTAGCTTCTTCTAAGCTTCTTTCACTTTCTTTTTGTGCGTCTTGTGTTAACTTTTCTTTTTTTCTTAAATGTTCATTATATTTTTGTATATACTTTTCTCTATCTTTGACTTCTGCTCCCTGAATCTGACCTCTTATAAATCGGCCTTCTTCCTCTAACTTAGTCATATCATCATTATATTTTCTTTGTATATTTTTAACTTTATCTACATCTGTTTGGTATGAGTCAGCAGCTTTTCCTGTAAGTTTATTTCCTTCTTTATCACGCTTACCACCCTGTTTGTCTACTGCTATTTCAGCATTATCTATCTTATCAAAACTAATTAAACGTTCTTTTTTCTCTATAGCTCTATCTAACTCTGAACATAAATCTTCTGCTGAACCTTTCATTTTTAAAATTGGATTTCCATCATCATCATATCCATTTACTAACTCAGGCATTAATTCAGCTATTTCTTTTGTTAATACTTTTAATCTCTCTGCCTCTTCATTACTAAGTTCAGATTTATTTTTTAATGTATCATATTCCTTTGCTATATTTCCAATCTTTTCTTTTGTTTCTTGATAAGCTTTCTTTTCTCTCTCTAAACTTTCTATATTTCTTTTCCTCTGCTCATATAACTTTCCATCTTGTACACTGTAATCATGTAAAGCCTTTACAGCTACTCCAATACCTGCAACTGCTAGTAAAGAAAATGCTCCTTGCAAAGAAAATAATTTAGTAGTTAGATTTCCTAATTTAGTTAATAAACTTGTTGATATTCCTGTTGTAGCTGTCATAGCTGCTTTTATATGTCCTATAATAAGCGTTAAATTTCCTCCAACAATAATCAATTGTCCAAATGCAATAAGGACTGGTGCTAAAGCTGCTGCCATAGCTGCCATCTTCACAATAGATTGTTGAGAAGATTCACTAAGATTAGTAAACCAATTTGAAAGTTGTGTTATTTTTTCTATTAAGCTTGCAAGAACAGGCTCCATTGCCTTAAATGCTTGTATACCTGCACCTTCTAAGGCTGATTTCATATTTGTAATTGCTCCACCTAAATTGTCTTTCATTGTTTTGGCAACTTCCATTAATGAACCTTTTGAATTTCTTAGGTTATTTTCTAAATCATCATACTCATCACTAACTCCTGCCAGCATTTTCATTAAACTGTCATACTGCGTCTTACCTCCAACCATTGCAGCATATTGTGCTTGCTCTGCTTCTGTCAATTTAGAAGTTCCATCTGCTGTTACTCCAAGCTTTTGAGCCATTTCTTTTAATACTTCAATTGTATCTCTTTGCTTTCCTGTCTTCTTATCAAATAAAGATATTTTTAATTCTTTTAATGCTTTACCTGCTTGACCAGCCTCAGTTATTAAATTTGAGAATACTGATATAATAGCATTTCCCGCCTCTGAACCTTTTGTTCCTCTATTAGCTAATACTCCTAATAATGCTCCTGATTTTTCTAATGGCATATTTAAATTTTTAAATATACCTCCTGCAACAACATAAGCCTCTAACATCTGTTGCATACTTGTATTAGACTTTCTTTGTGCTTGAGCTGTTATATCTAAGTATTTAGTAAAATCTTGACTTGCAATCCCTGCTGATGACATACTGTCTGTAACCAAATCAGAACACAATGCTAAATCCATACCCCCAGCTTCAGCAGCTCTCAATACTGGTTCTATTCTTGATAAAGATGTCTCTACATCCCAACCTGCAAGTGCTAGATATGTAAGTCCATCAGCTGCCTCACTTGCTGAAAATGAAGTTCTAGCTCCAAGGTCTTGTGCCTTCTCCTGTAGTTTTTGAAATGAAACACTACTTTTATCAGCTATACCTGCTGTAGCTTGTAACTTACTCATAGAAGTATCAAAGTTGACTCCTGCTTTTGTTGCTGCTGTACCCATCATACCAAGTGGCATAGTAACATACATACCTAAACTTTGGCCAACACCTTTTATCTTTTGCCCTGATGATACCATAGATTGACCTATTGTATTAAAAGGCATTTGTCTTAGTTGAGCTGACAATCTAGTGATATCTGCTCTAGTATTATTTACATCTGCTTGATATCTGTCTAGCGCTGCACTTGACTGTTCAATCTCATGTTCACTTTGATTATATGCGTCTTTCAATTGTAATAGTTTAGTATGTAATTGTTGTGCTTCTGTTGAATTTGAACCAAACTTACTCTTTGCTTGTTCTAGTGCATTTTTAGTTTGATTAATCTCAGTTTTCAACTGACTATGTGTCTGTTTGTTCTGAGTTAGATTTGTATTTAATTTACTAATCTCAGATTCATAAGCATTTAACTTAGACTTATTAGACTGTATCTTAGCACCAAGTTGTTGCATCTCATTTCCTAGTTTTTGAAAATATGTTCCTGATTGATTAAGCTCTGCTCCTAAACGATTAAACTCTGATTCTGTAAGATTTGCTTGTCTATTTATTCTTGATAATTTCTCATCTATTGTTAATGCTTTATTACCTAACTGTTCAAATTTTTGTGCTGATTGACTAAGTTCATTTTTAAGTCTACCAATATTACTTTGAGTTTGATTTATATCTGTACTTAATCTTCTTAATTTTTCACTATTTTTCTGCACTAATTGAGCTTGGTCTTTCCATTCTTTAGAGTTTTTACCAACTGTATTAGCTAATGAATCAAGTTTAGATTTTTGTTGAGTCAATTGAGTATTTACCTTATTGTACTCTTTTCTTTGACTTTCTAGCTTCTTATTGTACAAATCAATTTGTCGCTCTGTCTTTTGCATTTTTGCACTGAGACCAGTAAAAGAATTTTCAAATTGTTTATTTCCTTGTGATGCTGATTTAAAGTCCTTTTCTAAATTCTTAATTTCTTTATTTATTGCACTAACTTGTTTACTAAAATTACTACTTTCTAATGCTAATTTAACTTGCAATTCTTCATAACTTGAAGACATTTAACCACTTCCTTCCTAATAGACAAAAAAAATAGACATAGCATTAAGCTATATCTACATAAATTCAGTACTATCAACTATATCTATATCATTCTCATCTTTTATCCCATTATATTTTTTATGTGCTTCTATTTGAGAAAATAGTTTTTTTGGTGTAGTATTAAAAAATGTCTCACTTGGTCTTTTCAAAACAGAAACCCACATGTATTCTAAATAATTTAAATCCCAATCCTTACTATCCTCTATTACTAATTGTTGGCTTTTTTTTTATCATCTGGCTCTGGAAATGATATTAATATCAATTCACTTACATATTCTCTAATATTTATTAATTCTTTTAATTTCAAGTTGTCTAGTATGTCTTCTCTTGATAGCTGATTATGACACCTTAATATAGATTGTAACAACAACTCTTTAATTATCATAATATCATCTTTAAATACCCCATCTATTATTTCCATTATTTTCATATAGTCGTTTCTTTGTTTAAAATAGTATTGTGTTTCTGCTATTGCTCCTATATCAAGCCTTGCCTCATATATTACTTTCCCTTCATTTAATTTAACTTTTATTTTATCTTCTATCATATATATCACTCCTATTTGGATATTGTATTTCTTTAAACCAATTATTTAATGTTTCTTTATCACCTGTTAGTGTATCCATAGCATAATAAACTCCACCAACTTTATAGTCAAATAAAACATCAAAATCTATTTCTAATGTACTTTTATTTTTCTTTTCTGTATTTGTTCCTGCATCTAAACCAATCTGATTAAACATTACATTATATATGCAATAATAAACTTTTTCTCCATCACTTCTATTTCTACTAAATAATAATCTTAATCTAGTACAATTTCCATTGCCTACTAAAATACCACCTTTTGATTTATTATATCCAAATATCAATGCTTTCTCATTATTTGATAATTCCAATACATTTAATTTACCTTTACCTTTTAAATTTCCATTTAGACGAATAGACTCATATCCATTTGTTTTAAGATATTTATAATCTTGGCTTATTTCTATATTTACGGATTTCCCTCCTATAATTTTAATAGGTTTTGAATTATTGCTAACTTCACACACATGAATATTATCCAAACCATACAAAATCTTACTTTTATAATCTTTCACTATATCACCATCTCTCATAATAAGGTATAAATACAAGATGAGTTTTTTTGAAACACCTTAAAATGGCATTTATAAGGTCATTTTTTTATAGGTTTCCTAAAATATAGAGGATTAAATTAATAATCCTCTATAAAAAGTTTATTTACTTAATTTTTTAGATGTATTGCTTTCTGGTAGTACTGTTACTTTTGGTAATTGAATTTCTGTGTACCACTTATTTATAACAGTTGCATCTGCCTTTTCATCTTTTGTATCCAATGAATAAAAGAAATATCCTTTATCATCAAATCCTGGATAACAATTAAATTCTAATTCTTGTAAACTTTTCTCTTTTTTATCTTCAGTTGTCTTTGCATTTAAGCCAGATGGATTGAACTGCACATTATAAAGTACATTTAATATTTTTCCTCCATCTCTTTTTTCTTGTTCAAATAATAATGCTAAGTTAGGCATATTTTGATTAGATGCTAATGCATAACCACCAGACATATTTTCTCCACCAAATAACATAGCTTTTTCATCATTTGTAAGACCCAATAAGTTAAGCTTTCCTGAGCCTTTTGAAATTGATACATCACTATCTGCTACAATATTATCTGCATACTCTATATCTTCAGATGTCTCAAATGATACTTCAACTGATTTACCACCTGGTATCCTAACTGGTGTCATATAACTTCCATCTTCTTCTACTCTTGCAGCATATACATTGTTAAACCCATATAATGTTTTGTTTTTGTAATTCATAATTCTACTACCTTCCTTTATTTATAATTTTTTGTATTAAAAAAGACCTATTATTTCTAAGGCCTAATTAAACTCTTCATATTTAAAATCAAATAATTTACCATAATAGTTGCCATCTTTAGAGTCTTTACAACCATCAAAAATAAATCCTTTTTCTTTCATTTTATTTTTTATTTCTTTATACCTTTTCTCATCTATTGAATTTTTAAACCAATAGTTTAGTTGAATATAATATGTTACACTTTGATTATTATCATCAAATATATCTGTATCAGTTTCATTATAAATACTATATATCACATATTTATCAGTTTTTTTACTAGCTTCTATGTAATAACAATCATCTATATCAACTGATTTAATTACATCTACTATTAAATTTTTTATATTCAAATTTATACACCTACTTTAGTAAATCTTCCATTATTGACTCTTTTATTGCCTCATTAGCTTGTTGTTTGTTACTTTCCCAAGCATTCTTTATCCACTTTTTACCATTCATAGAACTTGTTCCATGCTCTTGTACATATCCATATCTAGCCACATCTCTGTCAGCTTTTATCAAGCCAATATTTATTTCTCTTTTCTCTCCAGTTCCTTTTTTATCGCCTTTGACTAAAGAATTTTTTAATCTTCCTGTATCAACTGGTGCATTGTTTTTTTGACCTTGTAAAATTATATCTGCACCTTTATCTAAAGCTTTATCTGCAATTTCTTTTTTTACCTTTTTTTCCATATTTACTAATTTATTTATTAAATCTGAAAAATTACATTCCAATGACATTAGTTATCACCCACTAACATCAATTCCATATACTGATTTTTTTCATTAATATTATTTATATATATTAAATTATAAATTGATTTATTGTATAGTATTCTATAATTTAAGGTTATATTGTCATTTAATGAAGTATCTAATTCTTTTTGATATCTTATAAAAGCTTTTTTCGATATGTTACTAGTTAAAGCTTGAGCTTGTAAAAACTCTTTTCCATTAATGTTATTTATCCTAGACCAAACAGTTTTATAGTTAATCCAATTTTCTATTGGATATCCTTCTCCGTCTATACTTTCATTATTTTTCTGTATTATTATCCTTTTATTTAAGTCGCCTATATTCATATACTTACCTCATAACTATACTTTAATTGTATTATTATAGATTCTAGTGAAAAGGCTAATTTATCTGCTTTTCCCATAACTTCTCTATTTTCATACCAATGACCAACTAATAAATTGATTGCTAATTTTGACAAATCATTTTCTTCATATATCTTACAACCTGCATTAATAAGGTATACTTTAGCTGATTCTATCAAACTTTTTAACAAATTATCATCTTCATCGTTATCAATTTTTAAATATAACTTAACTTCGTCTAACATCCATATCACCTACTTAAAGGGACTAGAATGTATCTAATCCCTCATTGATTATTACTTCTTAATTGATTTTGCAATTGCACTTTGTGTTGGTAAAGTTAGTTCTACATTAACCATTGCTTTGTTATCAATAGATTGTACATCAAATCTTTCAATAACTCTCATAAAAGTAGCATTTTTAGTAAATCCAGCTTCCTTAGACACAGCCATTTCATAAACTTGTCTATCAAAAAATGCAACTGCACTTGATAAATCTCCTACATAAAAAGTAAGTTTACTAGCTGTTGATGAAAAATGTTGATTTGATAATACAACTACAATTTTACCTTTAAATGTCTTTGCACCTTCTACTGTTAAAGAATCACTCATTAAAGGTCTATTATTAGAATCAGTTAAAGAATCTAAATAGTCATATCCATCTTGATTAGTAATTATTATTGCATTAGCACTTATTGATGGGTCTAACTCTTTATTTAATGCTGTTTGTATAGTTTTATAGTCTTCTCCCTCTACTTTCTTTGATTTTGATAGCACTTCTAATATTTTTTTATTTTCAGTTCTGACAGCTTTTTTTGAGAATCTAACACCTACATAATTAGTTAAATTGGCTTTTTCATCTTGCAACAAAGAATTTGAAATAGGTATTATATCCCCATAATCATTTAATATCCATTTAACTTGTCCAAACTTTATATCTGATTGATTTATCTCTTCCATTTCATCAAAATTTATTAACTCATCATTTGCATCTACCTCTAAAGGCATACTTCCAGATAGAGTCGCAACTGGAACTACATTACAATATTGTTTTAATGGAATTAATTGTCTCTTTAATTCTTCAATTTGTGTTCTTTGTTCTTTTGGTACTAAATATCCACCATCTTCCTCAACCTTCTCAACTAATGCTGATTGAGTTTCAGTAAGTGACTTCCCTAGAACTGCTTTATTAAACGCAACAATACTTTCTCTTTCATCTACTTTTGTTCTTGATATATCAGTCATATTTTCTATCTCTCCCATTTCCTCTTCATATAAGTCTTTTAATACATTAAACTTATCTCGTAATATAGCTATTTCATTTTTTATTACTTTTCCTTCATCTAACTTATCATCCTCTATTAATTTTCTTGCTTCTACCTTCTTATTATTTATTTTCTCTAATAGTTCTCTTAACTCTTTGTTCATTACTTTACCTTCCTTTCATTTTTTACAATAAAAAAGAACTAAATTAAATCTAGTTCTAATAATAGTTTTTCTTTTTCAATATCATAATTTTTTGTATTTTTATTTATATTTTTTGGTACTTTTAAATATTTGTCATACATTTCACTTAAACATGCAACTGCATTAACATTATCAGATATTTCCATGTTAAAATATTTGATTGCTTCCTCTCCAGTTAACCAAGTTTCATTGTTTAACATATTCTTAATATCTTCAATGTTAACATCTAGAGATAAATTTTCAGAATAAACATTTATTATTCCTTCCTCTATTTTATCTAATATTTCTGCTTGTTCTCTTAATTCATTAGAATTTCCATACACATTACACCAAGGCTTATGTATCATAAAATATGCATTACTTGGTATTATGACTTTATCACCTGCTAAAGCTATTACACTGGCTATACTTGCTGCAAGCCCATCAATATAAACAGTTTTAAACCCTTTATGTCGTTTTAGCATATTGTATATTGCCATACCAGCAAATACAGAACCTCCACCTGAATTAATATAAATGTCCAAGTCTTTTCCTTTTACATTATCAAGAAACTTTTTTATACTCTCAGGATATTGATCTGTGTCATCCCAAGCTCCTAACCATGAAGAAACTATATCTCCATAAAAATATAATTCTGCATTATCTTTTGTTTCATTTTTTATTTCTAATACGCTGGATAAATTATCATTCTTACTATTTTTCAATTTTATCATCTCCTTGTTCATACTGCTTCCCTACTTGAGTAACAGGTATATAACTACCATTGCACATAAGAATATCACCTCCTTCAATCATAGATAAATTAAGGAGATGTCTACACTCATTAGGTGTATATATGGCATTATTAACATAACTTGCCAAACATTCTGCTTGAGTTTTCATATCTGCTCTTAAAACAGCTCCTTCATTAAATTTAAAAAAGTATCCATCATTGATTTCCTTTGTACTTAGTAATTTGTAAGTTATTTCTTCTTCATATTGCTTTAAGATATACTGAAGTGTATTAACTAAAAAACTTAGCTGTTCCATCTCACTATTTGAATAACTACTCTTGTCATAATTATTTATGAATGTAGGAGATATTCCAAAAGCTGATGCTATTTGAAGTGCATTATATTTTTTTAATTCAAAGAATTGACTATCTGTAAGACTTATATTAAGAGGTGTTAATTGCATACCTAATGGTATAGGTATTATTTTTCCTGAGTTACTAGAACCACTTGCAAATTCTTCCATGCCTCTTATTAACCTTGAGCGTGCTTTATCATCTAAGTCTCCTGTATATTGCAAAACTGCTTTAGCTGTAAGTCCTGTTTTATAAAGATTGTTCATGAATTTTTGAGATTCTAATCCACCTTCGATACTTGAAAATAGTATATCTTGAACAGAAACTCCTAATATTCCATCAAATGTATGTGAAGTCTTAAAATGTAATACATTATCAGCATCAATTGTGTATTCTTTTCCTGTTTTTGTATCATTATAAATATACCAAATCTTATTTTTCTTACCAAAATATCCTTGGTTATCTACAACAACCCTTACATTATTACTTTGCATAATCCATAAGTCTAATAATTCAGTTCCTTTGTATCTACAATATGCGTATGCATTTCCATAATGATTTCTATTTCTTTCAATAGTTGACCAAAAAGTGGTAGCTGTCATATATGGATTTGGTCTCAGTTTTATTAAATTTAATATGTTATTTCCTGTTATTTTTATGTTTCCATTTTCCGTATCCTTATAAATTTTTAGAGGTAATTTTCCTAAAGTCTCTGATAAGATTCTTAAACATGCAAAATATGTAGCTTCACTTTTCAAATTATTATCAACTTTATGGTCTATACCTAGAATTCTAAATAATTCTTTCTCTTCCTCATTTAATTCATTTCTTATATTTCTCTTAAATAGCATTTTTATCTTGTCTACTATCAATTTGTCACCTCCTTACCATCCCATCATATTAAGATATTCATTGGTTAACTCATTATAGTCAATTAATGAAGTGTCTTTAAATGCTAGTTTATAGGCATCTATAATAGCATCAATAGGGTCTATTCTTTGATGTGATTTGTTTTTATCTATCTTGATAAATTCGCCATTATATACTACTTTGGCATTTATAATGCTCCATGTAAGTAATTCATTTTCTTTGTTGTATTCAATATTTCCAGCTTTAATCTCTAATCTAAAGTCTTCAGTAGCATCATTGAGTGACCTAGCACTTTGGTATATTTCTACACAATCCCCTATTTCTTCTAAATCAACTAAAAATGTATCTGCATTCCTTGGGTCATATCCTATTTGTTCTACTTTTAAATCATATTTGCATATAATGTCATTCAAATACCTTAGAATATATTTATAATCTGTCTTTATACCTCCAATAGTTTCTGTAACTGTTAACAAACCTTTTTTAATCCATAAATCATATGGAACTCTATCAGTTTTTATATGTTCTTCTACTCTCATCTTTGGTATGAAGCTATGTGAATGAATAAAATATTTCTTATCCTTACCATCCATAAACACAAAAATAAGTGCTAAAGATGTTAAATCTCCACCACTTGATAAATCTAAACCTATATTACATTTATATCCTCTGAAATCTTTTAATGTTTTATTGGTTGCACACTTTTTCCAATCATCAACTAAAATATATTGATTCTCAGAAAGCTGCATCCAATTATTTAATCCTTTTACAAGAAAATCTCTTAAGTCATTTCCTCCTATATCCTTTGCTGTTTTCCCAACTGATATAAGATTCTCCAAGTTTTCTTTATCTTTGCATACTAAAGGATTTGCCTTTATCCAATTTTCATAATTCCAAATGTCATCATCTTTATCCATTTGTGTTATATAAACAAACTGCTTTTCATTCGTATATAATCCAATCAATAAATTACAACAATACTCATATAGTTCATAACATGGACAATTTATCTCAAATCCTGCTGTTGTTATAACACTAATTAGACACTCTTTCATTCTTCTAGTACCACCCTCAAGTAACTTATACATTTGATTGTCTTTATGAGCATGATATTCATCTACAATTCCTAATAATGGTCTAAATCCATCAATTGATTTAGTATCTTTTCCAAGTGCTTTTATTGTAGATTTAGTCAATTTACATTCGATAGTACTCTCATACTCCTTAATTTTAAATAGTTCTTGCAAATCCTTATCAGCATTTATAAATTTCATTATTTCTCTAAACACGATTTTAGCTTGATCCATCTTTGTAGCTGTACAATATATCTGGCCATAGTTATACCCACTAAAATTCCCATAAAAAGTTGCTAGTATTCCATTTAAAAATGACTTACCATTTTGTCTACCTAGTTGTACATATGAATTTCTAAATCTTCTATGATTATTTATCTTATTGACCCATCCATTTAAAGAACCTAATATAAATATTTGAAATCCTTCTAATACTACTGGTGTTTCTTCTTCTCCTTCAGCTATTATTAAAGTTTCAGCAAAATCTAATATCTTATTTGCCTTTTCAACATTAAAGTAATATTCAAATTCATCTGTATTAGATTTTTCTAAATCATTTAAATGTCTTTGGCATGCTAATTTAGCATATAATCCTGTTTTTATATTTCCTTTAACTACATCTTCTGCATATTGTGTAACTCTATCCATTATTAACACCAAACTTAGCAAATTTATTTTCCTTATTCTCTTGTTCTACTTTTGGAACAACTAATTTACATCTTGAAGAAATAGTTAAACCTAAATCTGATGCTGATTGTCGACATTGTTTGAATAGTTTATCTTGAGAATTGATAATATCTTTATCTGTTATTAGGCATGTATTTTTTAATATTTTTTCCGTAATATCAATATATAACTTCTTAGATATTATAAATCTTGCCAATGAATCTATATCTAAATTACTCATTATATTAATTCTTATAAGTTCTTTAGCTATTTCATAAAATTCTTGTTGTAACTCTACTGGCAAATATGAAGGGGCTTGTATATTATCAGATGGTGCTTGTATTTCTGTATCTTTTCTATGTTTTATTTCATCTTTTGTAAGATGTTTCTTCCCTTTAGCTTGTATTAATCCAATTGGTTGTCTATTTCTGGCCATCAGATATCACCTCCCATATATATTTATTTTTTGAAAATTCATTTAGGGAATTTTTCCGAACTAAGTAAGCACTCTAGGCTTCTTCCCTCTCTTAAAAAACTTTTTTAGTACCCCCTACCAATCGCCTTAGCTCATCTTGAACCTCTTTTTTATTTCCTATTTTATACTGGCTATGTACTTTATTATGACAATTATGACATAAACACAATAAATTATCTTTACTTAATGCTAATAATCTATCTTCTTCTAATTCAACTATATGATGAACTACATCATAATAATTTAATCTCTTGTTATCTAAACATGATAAACATAATCCTTTATCCCTGTTTCTTATTACCTTAGATATACTTTTCCATTCTTTTGAATTATAAAACAATTGTTTTTCTTTGTTTCTTTTTTTTAAATTATAGTCTCTATACCTAAGTCTGTTATGTCTGTCATATATACTTTGACATGTATCACAATACCTATTTCCATAACTAATTATTTTACCACACCTTGCACAGAATTTTTTTATAGCCATAATCAACTACCTTCTTTAATTTTATTTTCATAGTGTTCAATGAAGTAATTATACTCTTCAAGATTTTTAATCATATAAAAATTATTCTTTATAAACTTTTTCATCTCTTCATCTTCGATTATATTTATTAATTCCTCATTATTCATATCAGTTAAACTAGTTATATAAAATTCATCATCTTTATCAATATAGTTGTTATGATAATTAATACGAATACCAACTAACATGTTACATTTATACTCATATTTCTTATAATTAATAGTTACCATATCTTTCATAAAATCACATCCTAATCCATTAAGTAAACATAATCTAACATTGAATCAATCATTCTATCTATTGGAAAGTAAAATACTTTCTCTAATGTTTCAACAGCAAATACAAAATCATAACCTTTAGATATACAATCAAATTTATCTCTATGATATTCCAAATCAAGTCCATCATCATAATGTATTACATTATCAATATATCCATCTTTGTTAATAAGATAAAGTAGATATTCTTCATGTTCTTTAATAAGAATCTTGTTACTATCAATAGTTACTTTATCTTCTGATTTTAGATTTCCTATACCACCTAATCTTTCATTTAAATCTAATTCCTCTACTTTTAAAAATCCATCTACTAATTTAACTTCTCCAATAAATTTACCACCTAAAAATATGTTTGCATGCAAGTCTTTTTTTATATTATAATCATATGCCATTTTATATTTCTCCTTTTTAATATTATTAAATTCATATATTTTACCTATATCATTCTTATAGAAATATCATACTCAAGCAATATTTAAAACTCACTTCTAATGAGTTTTATATTCTTCATTAATATTAATTTCTAAAGTAGCCCAAGTTTTATTATCTTCCTTGTTATAATACAAGATATATTTATCTCCAATTGACAACCATTTAGCTAATCCTTTTTGTTTTGGTTTACTTACAATTGGATTACTTCGTCCAAATAAATCAATTATATAATTCATTAAATCTGATTGTTCTTCTTTACATAGCTTTCTATTTAAACAATATGTATCTATATAGTTCTCTAATCTATCCCATAAAGGTATCTCATTAAAAAATAATTCATTACTTAACTTTTCTCTCAATAATTTCTTTTCTTCCAATACTCTATCTATTTCCTTTGTTTTAACTAATCTCTTACTTCTTTTTAAAGCCCCAATATCCAAATCCAATTTTGCTATTTCCTTTGCAAGTTCAATACTGTTTTGACTCTGTTTCATATCCCATCTCTCCTTTTAAGTTTAATTTTGTACATAAAAAAGTTACCTAAATGGCATAGGTAACTGTATTCTCATCTTATATAATCTGATAACATACTTATAATTTATATGTCAAAAACTCATCCTCTCAATAAGAATCCAAATCATAATAAAAACAATAGGTCTCTTTTTATATATCACCTATTTATTCAATCTAATAGTAACCTCGTTCACACTCTTCAATGAATTTACCACAATAATACTCAAATAAGTCCTGTTCATCCTCACCAACTCTTCTAAACATTTCTGCTCTACTCATGGGTTTAAACTTAGAATTACATATTACTCTAGACTCTTTTATTTTTATATCTATACCATTTTTTTGAACTTTCTTTTTAATATAAATAATTCTTTTTTTTAATGAGTCATAAGATATATTTAAATTTCTAGCTAGTTGAGTTTTATTTAAATCCCATATACCTTTTCTATTTTTTCTATACTCTACATTTTCTAAGGAATCTAAGATATTTATTATAGTATTTATTTGATTACTTGTAAAAAATTTTAATTTTCTTATTTCTGAATTAGTTAGATTTTCAAGACCAAACCAATGATTTAGCACATAAATTCTTTTATCTTTCACATATGATTCTCCATTTAATTGATTAAACTTCTTATGTGTATGCCAATACCAATTTGGTAAGTGATGAGTTAAATTTCCAAACTCCCATGATATGCCCTTACATATATATTTTATGATTTGCTGTTCATCCATACTCCAATCGACCTTACTTATAACTTTATTCAATATATTTACTATTAGCTCCTTTTGATTAAATATATTATTATTAGCTATCTTTGCACAATTAACATATTCATGTCTATACCTGGGTAACATAACTTTAAACTCTTTTCTTTTAATCTTACTAAACATCTCCATTACATTCTTAGTGTGCAATATTCTAACAAAGAATTTAACTAAACTTCTATCTTCCTTTTGTTTCAAATGATTATAAGGATTTATATAATAAGCATTTATAGTATCTATCATTTCATTAACTAGGTATCTCCATTTTGGATATTCACCTTCATATCTTAAAATTTTTTGGAATGCACTTGTTGAAGAACACTGCTTATTCCATTCCTTATATTTTAGAGTTGTATAATTTCCTAGATTTGCTTTTGTACAACTAGCTATATAATCTATACTATCTTTTAGAAAATACTCATGGATATAATTTTTTTTATATGCTCTATTAAAGATTTCTTCTATCAATTCACTTGTATTATCTTTATATTTAAATAAAATTAAAGACTCATCTTTGTTTCTTTGCATTAATTACCTCCTTGTGAATTTATATCTACTAGGCTTTAAACTATACATTTATTTTTTAATTTGTGATATAATCCAAACTGTTTTTCTATTATCTTTTTTATTTTTTGTTTTATATCTAATTTGTTTTGATTTAATAGTGTAACTAATTCTATTATCCTTAAAAAATCCATTGATGCTATTTATTCCTATTGTTTTACCTACAAAACCATATTTCTTTTTTAACATATCTTTTAGTAAGTTTTGTGCATCTTTATCTAATTCTTTATTTACAAAGCTTTTAAATAACTCTTTTTCACACTTTATGCTTTGAATATCAAATAGTCTACCTTTTAATAGCTTTGCAATGCTTTCTGGATAACCATACTCTTTAACTTCCTCTAGCCATATTAGGAAGTTTTTTAACTCTTCTATTATAGTATAATTAACCACTAATTCTTCATTATGAGTCAATTCTAACCAAGTTGGTATATAATTTCTATCTCTCCTACTTTTCAAAAACCTTTCTTTGCTAACACTATAAAACTCATACTCTTCAAGTTGCTCTTTAAGAATCCTTATTCTGCCCTCAATTATTTTTTTATTAAAATCTTTCACAATTACTACTGGAGGATTATCCTGAATCAATTTATTGTTAACCTCATATTTAGTTCTTTTTCTACCAACTAATTGTATGATTGATTCTTTTGGTAGTAATTGTTCAATCCCTATGAACTTGAAATTCTTATCTTTTATATCTATTCCTGTACTTATACATGTTGTTGAAAATAATATATCTCCATTAAACTTAGCTTCATTTATTAATAGTCTTGATACTAGTTCGCTATTATACTGTTTATATTCACTTCTACTCCTACTACACAATAAACTTGTATCTAATCCCTTTATAACAGATATATCATAATTATTTTTAGCATCTTCTAAACTACTTATATTTAATACTTTCCCCTTAGTGCTACAATGATGTATATGCTCTAAATAAATATCACTTCTTGTTTTTTCAATAGTTTTAACTTTAATATCCTTCTTTAAACTACATAGTTCAATAGGGCTATTTAATAATTTTATTACATTGTTTTGTGTTGCACTAAGAAATATCTTAATAGAATCTTCAATAGAATTTAATTCTTCAAGCATAACATTAGTAATTTTATTCCAACTATCAGACATCAAATAATGGAATTCATCACAAATTATATAATCAAACCAATATAATTCATTTACCTTTGTTGATTGATAACACTTTACCTTTACTAAATTTTCTAATATCTCATTACAATTAACCTCATCATGATTTTTTACTAAACTCTCCTTTAACTCTTTTTCAAATTGTTCTCTTAATTCTGTTCTATGCATTAATATAAGCATTGTTTTGTTTTCTTTTACTGCATATGGAACTAAAATCTCTCTAATAAATAAACTTTTCCCTGTACCTGTGCCTCCATAAATAGTATAATTTACTCCTTTTTCTAATCCTTGTAACTTTTCTGGTGTAAAAAAATCACCTATAAATTGCTTTTTCACCTATAAAATCCCTCCTTTTTATCATTTTACTGTCTAAAATTATTCCATTTGACTATATATCAAAATGACTTTTTTAAGACAGCATGAATTGACATATTTGCCTGTTTTTTCAGACTAAAATGCCATTTTTTATGTAGTTTTAGGTCTTAAATTGTTTCAATTAATACAAAAATTAACACAATTCTATTTTTGAATATTATTTATCCCTACATATATTAATGTATTTTCTAGCCGATTTTATACCCTGTTTTGGACACCATCTTGCCTACAGGTTTCATAATATTGTTTAACATATTAGTAGAATCATTATCTCTGCTAATTGTATTAACTTTTAGCATCTTCTAGGTTTCCTATCATATGTCACCATATGAAGGAGCTTTTAACCCATATGTATTAAATTAAAAATAGTAAATCCGAAGCATTAGCTGAGGATAACAACTGAACGGAGTGAAGGCGTTAGTAATAGCTACCGCGTCACTTACGTTCCTTGCTATCACTACAGCTAATGCCTTGTGATTTAATATTATAATCCTCGTTGTTGCATATTTTATATATAATAATTCTTTTTCATTCTCAATTTTTTTATTATACATTTTATTTGTAGAAATATTAATTACCCCTACATATATTAATATATTTTCCAGCCGATTTTATACCCTATTTTGCAAACCATCTTATCTACAAGCTTTACAGTTTGAACGATAGGCATTTTTCCCATTCCTATCAAACTTTTGAATTAGTTTTATCTCCTCTCTATTTAGATATTCCATTCATCTTTTAATTTATTGATTACCTTCATTGCTTTTGTACTCTCAGAATTATTATCATTTCTATCTGGATGAAACTCAAATGCTAATTTTTTATAAAACTTCTTCAAAAATTTCTTATCTTCTTCATTGTAGTTACTATAGCTAATATTTTGATAACTACTTTTACTATTATAATAATTTTCATAATACTGTTTTCTATATTTTTCTTCTTGTTTCTTATTCTCTTTATACTCTAACTTTATTTTAATTAATTCTTCTTCATTTCTTAATTCTCCAAATACATCATAACAACATTCATATGTACCTGCACCATATATTTTATCAAATTCATTCTTGGCCTTATTGTATATCTCTATTATATTAAGATTCTCTTGATAAATTTTATATTCCTCTGTACTATGATATTCTTGTACAATCTTATCTATTAAAGGCTCTAATTTAACATAAATTAAATCATATAATTCATCTTCAGTAATTTCCATCTCTTTAAGCTTGTCATCAATTCTCCATAAATCGAATCCATATTCTATTAGACTATAATGTTCCCAAGTTCCAATTACCCACTGTTTCTTTTTTACCTTACCATTTTCTCTATAACTCTTGTGTATTGCTATTTTATATGCCTTTTTGATTGGTCTTTTAAATCTCTCTTTGCTCCATTGATATGAATAATGAGTTTTATAATTAGCTCCACTTCCTGAATTCCATGTATATACTTCTAAACGCTTATTTTTTCCTTCATTCTCTTTTTTTAATTTTAATTCTTGAATTACACAGAATATATTTATCACCTCTATTTTGTAGTTACTTATAATTTATACATAGTAACTACATTATATTTTATTAAGATATTTATATTGGTTTATTACTAGATTGGAATTTCTGAACTGCATATTTGATTTGTAATCAGAATATTACTATGTTTTTTAATGATACCTATACTCATAACAATTTTAATCTTTTCAATAAAATCACCCCCTTATCAAACATTCGTTCTCCTTGTAGTTATTATATTACCATTTTTTGTATAAATCAAGTATTTTTTATTAAATTTTCAAAAAATAATCTAACTATAAAAAGCATCTCCCTTGAGATGCTTAACAAAGTATTATTATTTTAATGTTACAATATATTCATCCATCTTGAATTCTTCCAATATAGTATTATCCTTTTGATATAATGGATGCTTAGGAGAACCAGATTTATTCAATCCAGATGTAAGCCATGAAATATTATAATCTTTTATAGCATTATAAATATCCTTTAAACATGAAGGTAAATAATTTCTCTCATAAATATGATTCCCAAAAGCTAACCATACACTTATTTCTGATTCGTTATTAGTTGACGTGTTATTAAAATATTTTTTAATCTTTTCAATATTCTTTATATGAATCTCGTCATTATGCACATCTGGAAGATTATCAAATTTTGTATCTCTTTTTGGATAAACATTAAACATTATCCAACTGTCATAATCATTAAATAAAGCTATTTTATGAACCTTTTTAAGAGTATTGTCCAAATTATTAGGTGATGCTGTACTTGGATTAACTCCAAAACATAGAAGAGTCCTATCTCCAACTGTACCAAGTACATATCTTATTAAATTTTCATCATCATTTTCATATACCCACTCTTGCATAAACTTTCTCCCTCTGTATTAAATCAAACTATTTTCTTGTAATTATGTATTTATATCCATATTATTGTAATCAATTACATTGTACCAAATATTTTTGTGAATTTAAACTACCCATGTAAAATATGGTATAATATGTATTATTTATTAGAAAACAAGGAGGATTATTAGCATGTTAAACAATAGAAGAAAAGGTAATAGAAAATCAAATTTACACTTTAAAAAAACAAACACCATATTAAATATTAAAAAGAAAAAAACATTAAGTTCGATTGAGAAATTTAATAAAAGACATCAACAGATGCTACGTTCAGTTTCAGCACCTGAACATATTTTGAGACAATATACACAATTAGAACGAGTTTTTCATAATCATACAGAAATAATAAATAATATACATAAAACTACAACTCAAATAGGTAGCAATAGTGTTGCTAAATTTATCCAAGATAATAATGCTACAATAAATGCTTTAACATCAATAGACCCTTTTTTATATCAAAATAAAATAGAGAATATAGTCAAGCATTCAACAATTTCATATATAGAAAATATGCAAAATAATATTATATCTTCACTGAATTTAAATAATTTTGTTGAAGAAATACTTTCTAAATTAAATTTTCCAAAAATAATTATAGATGTTGATAGATATAGAATAAAACCTTATATATTATTTTTTAGAAATAATAAGGATATTAGTGATAGATTTTATGATGAAGATATTTTTCCTCCAATTAAATACTTTATAGAAAATGATATTGACAATATATCTAAAGATACTAATTTAGAAGATTTAATACTTAGTGAAGATGTAAGAAAATTTTACTTAAATCAAATTCTATCATGGAAAAATAAATTTGATGATGATGTAAATCAATTTATAAATAGTATACATACATTATTAAATACTGAAATTTATCCAGCAATATGTCTTACAATGTTCACTCAAATTGAGTATTTAATAAGGTATGAATGCTTTCCTAATGAAGGTACTATTCCTTACAAAACACTAAGTTCAAAATTAAAAGATGAAGTTTTTGATAAAATTGGTATAAGTAAATTTTATTACAAGTTTATAAAAAACTCTCTTTATGCTAACACAAAAAATGCTAAAGGTCTTTCAAGACATAGTACACACGGCGTTGACCTTTATAAAATGAATTCAAAATCTGCTATGAACTTAATATTCTTATATGACTTCATACAAAGTGTTATAGATATAGATGCATATATATAATCTTTGTATAAATTAACATAATTAACATACACACTTAGAAGACATTAGTATTTATAAGCTTTTGTCTTTTTTTATGTAAAACTATTTCATATTAAAGATAAATACTTAAAATACTACTTCTATATATTGCTCTTTTCCATTTTCATCAATCCAATTTACTATAGCACTTGAAGCTTCTAATTTATCTATTTCTACTTCAGATATATTGTCTGCTGCTCTTGATTTATCAGATTTTAAAGTTTGAGAACAATCTATATTTGATACTGCCTCTCCACCATTTATATCTATCGTTACACTTACATCAGAGAAATCAATCTCACTATGGTTGGTTATTTTACCTTTAAGCCAATGTCCATCTGCATCCTTCTTCCCTTTAGCTATTTCTACTTCTAAATCTTTAGCTTCAAAAGGAACTTTTATGTTATATGGATTTGATATACTTTTGCCTATATATTCTCCTTTAGATATGTTTTCTTCTTTGGTTTCATTTTTATCCACAACATTGTAATTTACTTTATTTTTTGATTGAAGTTCAATATATCTTTTAGCCATACTTCCTTCCCCTAGTTTAAACCCTAAATAAAAGGATATTATTACTGCTATAATACTACATACTATTATAGTTTTATTAATCTTATTAGTTTTTTCACTCTTTTTCTTTAAATCTATCATCCCATATCTCCACATTTATTTTTTATTTTAATAAGTTAATTATGTATTATACTTATACAACTTTCAATATATTCAGTTCGTCCCTATTTAATACCGAACCGATGCCGAACACACCCGAACTATATATTGTAATATTACAAAGTTCTCATATTTTGTTTAAAAATTATTACCTCGTATATGCCATTGTAAGATATTTAAATTACATATGAATATAATCTATCCTATATTTCTTAAATAAACTATAATAAAAACTTCTTCTTTTTTTAATTTTTATAATACACACTTCATAATATCTCAGATTTAGATATGATACCATAAGTACAATTTAATCTGGTTTATCCAAAATAAAATCTTCTATGACATTTGCCAACTTTACAAGATTATCATGAATCTCATTGTTAAGTGAAACATAATCTTTTCCAAAATACTTTTCTACAAGACCATATAGTGGTACATCTAAAAGCAATTCATTTTCTTTTATATACTCCTGTTTAATTATGTAATGTGCCATACAATTTCTGAAAGGAGTATTTATAAGTTCTGAGTTGAGATTTAAATCTTTTATACTTTTATACAAGTCATCTAAACTGTTTCTTTTTTTATAATTAATTTTGGTGTAATTTTCTATTACACTTAGATTCAAAATTGAATAATAATAGCATAGATATTTAACTCTAAAATAAAATTGATTACTATTTCTGATAATTTTTCCTAAAAAATATAGTATGAAGTTAATGGAACATAAAATATTAAATATAATAATAGTAATACTTTCATAATAATTATCACTAAAAAACTTGTATTTATCTTTTGATAAATTATAATCATTATATATAACCCTTAAATTAATATCATATAAATCAATTTCTCCCTCTTCATACTTTCCAATAGCATTAATTAATTTACCTAATATTTTACCCATATCAATACTACTAGCTTTCATTGACTCAAATTCATCTACTTTTTTATTCTTATTTTTTTTATCTTCGTATCCAAAATACCAATGAAATAAAAAATTATTTCCAATATATTTATTTTCCAGTAAATATGTTCCAAAATTATAATACATCTTTGAATCCTTTATAAATTGAAACTTACATAAATCTTCAAAATATTCATCTTGAAATGAATAAATAGAGTCTAATACTTCAACATTTCTTTTTATTTTTTTATTATACATTTTAAGTTTTGTTCTTATTCTTTTAGCTAAATTCCATTCTTCTTCAGATATAAATTTAATTTCAAATGTATTAATAAACAGTTCTGTAGCACTATCTATACACACTGATGCATATGGCATAATATTCATAAAAAAAATATATCTTTCATCTTCTTTGAGATTTTTATATATCCCATTAATAACTTGAACATCTTTTGAAAGTAAATATAAAGACAATTGCTCATATATATTAATATATATCACCACCTAAAACTTATATATTTACTTAAATTATACCATAAAATATATCACAAAATTAAATTCTGGAAACAAATGTAATTGAAGAAACATCTGGTATTTTAAACTTTGCTTTTTGACTTTTAGAAATTATATCATCAAGTTCGTTTGTATCATACTGTGTAAACGTCTCATTAAAATTTTTAAAACTATTTTTATTTTTAGTCTTATAATTCACTCCATTTTGTGGTATAATATTTTTATTATTAGGTGACTTTTTATAAGTCTTGGAGTCCTTGTTATCGTTACTAACAGGGGCTTTTTTATTGCTCAATAATCCCTTGTACACTTTATACAGATAGCTAAATGACTTTCCTTCTTGAGCTACTGTAATCTCTATTGACTCCTTTAACACATCTTTATCCATAGTCTCTACTAATTTCTTTTGTGACATAGTTATAGATATACCATATTCTTTTACAAGTAAAGTTCTCTCATCTTCGAGATTCATTTTTTGCTGATATGCTCCTTCTACAATTCTATTTTCTAAATCTTTATGTGGTTCTTCTAAACAACAACAAGGACTTATATTTAAAGACTCTATTTTAGATGGTTCACAATTAGGTTCATTTACTGGTTTAACATTAGGTTCATTATGTGGTTCATTTACAACCTTAAAACCATTGCTATTACTTGTTTGTTTAGGTTCATTATGTGGTTCATTTACTGGTTTAACATTAGGTTCACAATTAGGTTCATATTCAGCCATAATTGTACTATAAGAGTATACAGATGCTATCCCTTTTCTTTTACTTATATTTATTGGCTTTATAATTCCTAATTGTAAAAACTTCTTAACTAATCTCTTAGCCTTATTTAAATCAATTCTCATATCATCACTAATAACTTTAGATGATAATTCTAGGTAACCTCTTTTAAGATTCCCTTTCAGCCTTTGGATATTCTCTTTTTGCATTAAATAGTGATTAAATCTTATTAAATCAATGTCTTTATTTACGTCAAATGCTAATGACTTAGAATCTAGTTTATAGTAGCTTATCATGATTACTTCCCTCCTTTTTCTAAATTGTCCAATATTGAATATCCTTTTGCCAACTCTATAATATCAAGTTTAGTTATTCCTTTTAAATAATCTTCAGTTATATTGATATTACAATGACCTAATAACTTAGATACCAAATATACATCTCTTGTATTCTTTAGCATATTAACAGCAAATGTATGTCTAAAATTGTGTGGATATGCCTTATGTTCTGGTATCCCTAAATCAAAGCATGCTTTATGTACAACTTGACCTATATTAGAAGTAAATAATTTACCTCCACTCTTACTTAAAAAATAATAATCTTGCATTTTATTTGTTATACCATTCTTTTCAAAATGTTCTTTCTTTGCTCTTTCAAATTTCAGCATATTTTTTTTAAGTTTTTTGGAGATAGGAACTATTCTAGGTTTACTATTTTTTGTAACCTTAAAAAATATATATCCATCTTCAATATCATTTCCTTTTAGATTTGTTAACTCATGATTTCTACAACCTGTATCTAACAAGAAATTTATTATTAAATTATCTCTTACAGCTATATATGGACTCTCTTTTATATTAAATTTTCTTTTATATTTTGTTAGTTTCTTTATTTCTTCATTTGTAAAAACTTCTATTTCTTTTTTATCTGTAGCATTTAATAATTTTACAGAGAAACCTAAATTCTTTGTTACCATTTCTTCTTCTATTAAGTAAGTATATAACGCTCTAATTGCTGATATATAAATATTTTGTGTCTTTTGTTTTAATCCTCTATCCTTATTGAATTTAGCAAATCCCTTAACATGAATAGCTTTTATTTCCTTTAATTCTATTTCACCAACAAAATCATTAAACATATTTAAAGCATTTTTAAATGTGGTTTTAGTCCCATTACTCGCTCCTCTTATATCTAATTCTAATAAAAACTCCTCTATTGCATCTTTTAATCTCAT